TTGGTGATTGTCTTTTAACTGTTGATACTTCATCTGGTTTTTTACCCTCTACGTTAAAAGATTCACCATACTTTTTAACCGCTTCTTCAACTACTTCTGGAGAAACAGTTGCTTTATTTCTTCCAACACCTCTATAATAACTCTGTCCCCTCTCCACTTGCTGTATTTTACCCTGCATTGTTTCAAGAACAGGAATACCTGCAAATCCTTGTGCCAAACCTTTAGCAAATCCTGCAGGATCTTTCGCTGCTTTCTCTGCAGTCAATCCTCTCTCTGCTAAAAACGCTTGAGCAAGTCTATCCTGATTCTCTGGAGTGAATTTGCTACTCATAGTCAATCCTGCTGTTTCAACATACCTATCAGGATAAAGCATTTGATATGCACCGACAGCAGCAGATTCTCTACCATCTTTTAATTTTTCTTTCTGAAGTGCAACTACTTCAGCGATTGTCATTTCTGTTAAACCTGAAATCGTCTCACTTGGGAACATAGACTCATATCCACCCTCTGCACCTCTTATAAGTTCAAGCACACCTTGTGGTTGACCTCCCAAGTTTTTATTAACAAATTTAGATGGACTAAGACGATTATTTCCTTGACCTCCTCCATTACCATTAGAGAATGGTGATGGTTCTGTTGTCTTTGATGTGTTAAATTTTGGTCCAAAAGTTTCTTTGGTCCAATTTTTTAATCTATCAATACCATCCTCAATGTCTTGAATAATATTATCTAAAGCAGTATTACTAGTATTAACTTCACCTTCTATAGCCTTTTTATCACCTTCAAAACTAATAAGATTCAATTCTTGAAGTTTTTGTGTGAGAGTAGCATTGAAACTAGTAAACCAACTCACAACTTTATTATACCATTCTTGCAATACTTTAATTACTGCCTGAATTTTTTCTATTAGTGCTTCAACACCCCTGATAATTCTTGGGAGATTGAGTAATATCCATCCAACAACAATAGTTCCTAAGAAGTCCATAATCCTTCCAAGGAAACCCTTAGTGCTTGATGCTATCTTCTTTGCTGGAGATCTATTGACAAAGGAACTTACTTTTGTTGCTTCAACTAAATCTTCTTGCTCTCTTCTCAAAACTGCCTGTCTTCTTTTCAAGAACAGTTTAGATCTTTCAAATATTGATTTTCTTTTTGCTACGTTGCCTTCATTTACTGTCTTTACAATACCACGGGAAGATTCATTAGCAGATCGCAATCCCTTCCCAAAAGAACTTAAAGAAGATCTGATTGAAAGAATAGTATTTCTATTTTGTAGGAAGGACTGTCTCATCTTATGCTATTACGTTATATTGTGCAAGAGCACCAAGGATGTATGGATTGTCGTGATTGTGAGATGCTATAATACCAGGTGATGCTGCAATATTACCACCAGATGCAGGAGCTTCCTGAGCAGTTTCTTCACCATCATTCATAGGAACTGGAATTACATTTACAGTTGGGCGAGGTGCCTGACTAATGGTTTCAGATACTGTTCTATTTCTAGATAAGAGAGGATCAATTTTTCCAGTTCTTCCAATTTCTCTCTCCTGCTCCAACATTCTCAGAATTTCTGGATCAGTCGCTTTATCACCAACCTTAGCTTCTTCAGATTCTCCCTGACCACGATTATATGGGATTACTTTGAGAGGAACTATCTTCTTATCACCCTCAGGTGGTACCTCAGTTGGTTTTTCGACAGAGGGTTTGATCGGATTGTATGGTGGTAATGGAGGTATTTGGAATGGTTTATATGCATCTAATGTTGGATCAATAATATCACCAAACGTAGTAAAACCACGTCCACCAATCTTTTGTTTTAAAATATCGGGTTCTGGTTGTGGTTCTGGTGGAGCAGTATTCGGAAATAGTGTTCGTAAATCAAGAAAAGGTTTTGGTTGTTCTACTTGCTGGTTATCTCCTCCACCTGTAGGAACTGGTGGTGGCATTTGAGGTGGACCATATTCCTCAAATTGTTGTTGTGTAGCACCAGGATCTGGTAGTGCGTCAGGATCTTGTTGCTCAACTGGGGGGAAATTCTTCTCAACCCAACTTTGAAAATTTTGATTTAATTGACTTAATCTTTGATTAGTCAATTGATCAATAAATTGCCCTACCGTATTAAAAAACTCACCAATAGGTTCTCTAAACAGGGCAATTGCTGCTACACCTGTCAATAACAAAGATATCTTATTAAATTTACCTCTAAATCCACCAGTTGCTGCTTTCAGAGCAAGTTTTAATCCAATGAAACCACCAACAGCTACGAGAACACTTTTCTTTATCTCTTCTAATTTTTCATAGTTGCCATCAGCAAGTGCTTGTATAGTTTCAACACCTTTTATTGCTAACCATCCAAAGAATAATTTTTGGAAGAATCCAAATAATCCACCAAGACTTGTTTGCAACTTAGCACCAAGTTTTAGTGCAGGACTAAGAGCCTTTGCCTGAATCTTCTTCTCAACTACACTTTCTTTCCCTTCTCTCAACTTCTGTTGAGCTAATCTATTTTCTAATACTTGTTCTTGTCTTTCTTTCTGCCTTTCAAGTGCTTGCGAAGTTGCAAGACTATTTCTTACAACTGCTAATGAATTAGAGAGTTGATTGACCTGAGCACCAAGACTTTGAATCTGATTAGAAACAACTGCTAATTGTAATGTATTTCTACTCAACAATTGCTGTGATTGAGGATCTATACCAGCAGAAGTTGGAGCAGCCGCTCTACCAGTAAAAGCGGCAGCAGAAATTCTACTTCTTCTAACTGCTATAGGTGAGATTTCAACCATTCATCTGCTGTTGTTGTGCTTTCAGATTTTCTTCTTCAATATACTGTTGGAGGAAAGCAAGGTAAATTTCTTTCTCCCAAGGAATCATATTCTCTAGTTCCGTCAAGCTATATTTATGGTGTTGCATCAAGGCAAAATTTATTCGGAAGTATGACTCAAGGTCAGTATGAGCCATACTTACACGAAAAAACTTGCTAATCCCTCAAGTACAACATCATTTACTACTCCAGTGTTTGGATTGGTAACCTGGATAGTATGTGAGAGTTTTGGCATCGTTGTGAAAAACTTCTCAACTTCCTGGAATTGTTTGGAACTCAATTGCTCAACAAAATCTTTCAATTCCTTCTCAGTACAATCCTTTGCTGACCACGATTCTTCTTCACTATAGATCTGTTCAATACAGGACATAATGATTTTGAACGTATCATCAACATCAATATCATTCACAGTAAAATTACTCTGAATGAATTCACTCATCGAAGGATACTTAAGTCTCATAGTCAGAGTATCATCAAGTTTGATATCTCTACTGTGATCCTTATCAAATTGTACTTGAATTTCATCCAAAGTGATGACTGCAGGGACTTTTGTTTCCCCATCATCAGGACAAGTAATCATAACTTCCACATCTTCACCAACAGACTTACCACGAATGTTGAGGAACAAGTATTCAATATCAAACGTAGCGAGTTCTTCTACTTTTACGCCTCGGGTAAGGATGCATCCACTGATAACATCTTTTACAGCACTGGCGATAGTAGAACTATCTTCGCTTTCCATAGCGATAATTAAAACTTTCTCTTCTTTGACTAAGAATGGTCTATACTTGATCTTTTTCTTAGTAGAAGGAATCACCAACTCATAGGTTGGTGTAGCAATCTTAGGTAAAGGCATTACAATCTATGCACATCAGTAAAATTATTTATCAGCCTATTCTACCACTTGCTGCACTAACACCCTCAGAAATTATGAGACCGTTACCATTTAAGAATCTACCATCAGCAATTAAGTTTGAGAATGCATCGCGTGATTTAGGTGGTACCATATCTCTTGGCAACTTGTTAAATCCGTTAATGTCATCACGACCATCAAGATTCTTATCTCTATAAGTTTTAGCAAATGATTCTTGTGCTCTTGCTTCAGATGCTTCATCATTTTGTGATTGATCGAAAAATTTATCAATCGATCTCGATCTTCCAGCAATGTGCCTATCGTATGAAAATTCCACAGTTGCTTTTAAAAGTTGAGATCCTTGATATGAAACCTGTGTAGCGTTCAATGTGATTGGAAATAATCCTATGTATTTGTATTCAGTATAGTTTTTATAATCTCTTTCAAATTTTACAATTCTAGTTTCATCACACTTATACTCAACTGGATACCTCATTCTCGCATAGTATCCGTGTGCTAACTGATCTGCTGCCTCACCTTCAATTCTAGATCCACTGTTCATATATTCGATCCAGTGCTCAAAGAATTTCAGTGACTTATAATCTGTATCAACATAGAACTCCATAGAAGTTCTCGTGAACAATCGAGTATGTGCCATATTTTCAGCAATACCCTGATAGTTTCCGATAATATTGGTAACTGCGTGAGTACTACCAGGGAGAGATGCAGAGGAGCACAGCAACGCAAGTTGATCTTCAGCAAACCTGCTGCTTATACCCTTCCTCTTCAGGTAAGTCATCAATCCTTGACTCATACCACCAAAAGTAACCACAAAATGAGAAGTGGTTGCAACATTAGATAAAGTTGGTTTGATCTGAGATATCTTTTTCGGAAATGGTCTAGGCACTCTAAATACTCTTAGGTGATTGTTTAGTTATTTAGATGTCATATAAGGGAAAATACAAACCATCTTATCCTAAGAAATATAAGGGTGATCCGACCAATATTGTATATCGTTCTTTGTGGGAACGAAAGTTTATGGTCTACTGTGACAACAATCCAAGTGTCATAGAATGGCAATCGGAAGAGTTTTGTATCCCATATCGTTCTCCTATTGATAATAAGGTTCATCGATACTTTCCAGACTTCTTTATTAAGTACAAAGATGTGAGTGGTAAAATCAAATCATCTTTGATTGAAATCAAACCAATGAGGCAGTGTTCCCCACCACCCAAACCAAAGAGGCAGACAAAAAAATACCTGAACGAAGCATATGAATATGCTAAGAATCAGGCAAAGTGGAGAGCAGCACAAGATTACTGTGCTGATAGAATGTGGGAATTCAAGGTGATGACTGAAAAAGAATTAGGTATCAAGTAATGGCAACCAGACCCACAGATACAGACAGTAATGTAAATAGGGTCCGTGGTATTGCTGATGATATCATCGGAATAAAAGATCCTGATGATATTATGATTGCACTACTTGAAGTTCTTACAGAGCAACCGAAAACATCTGTTCAACCAGGTCAGATATACGTCTTTGTATATAATGCAAAGACACCCCAACTAAGGTACGATCAAAATCCTTTCGTAGCAGTCACAGATATTATGCCTTGGGGTTTCCGTGGAATCAACTTTCACTGGGATGAACCTAGACAATATACCTGGGCAGAAGTTGCTGGTGGTGTGTATAGAGTGTACCCATCAGAAGTAAAAGATTTATCAATGATACCTTTTGGCAATTTCAAGCTAAATACTTGAAAAGTGTCTTTATAGATGGCTGCGAGTAATACCAGTACTTTAAATCTTGGTGGTGATGATGGGATGTTTAATATCCCACCCGAACCAAAAAAAGCAGAACAAACACAGAGAACTGCAAACTCAACTGAGAATGCATCAAATGCTGGTGGCAGGACGGATGTAAATGGAAATCCTAAAAAACCTCCTGGTCAAGAACACTCTGGTATAGTTTATAGATATCCACGATCAAGGTTTCAACCTGGTCAAGATATGGTCAAGATTGATATCTTTGAATATGATAAAACAGAAAATCAACCATTTAATATTGGTTCTATTTTAGGTAATGCTATTGGAGATCCATATTCAGCACCGACAGGGCAAAAAGATAAAGATGGTAATCCAATAAAACGGATACAACAGAACATTGAATTAGACAAATTAAATATACCTTCGACAACACAATCTTTTTTAGCAAATAAATCAAAACTAAGAAAGAATCAGCGTACAATATACTTACCAATACCCCAACAAATCAGCGACAGTCTTCGTGTAGAATATGCTGAGGATAGATTATCTCCAGTTGCAGCTGCTGCTGTAGCAACTGCTAATGAAATATTATCAGCAGATGGTGGATCTATTGCTAGAGTAAGAGATTTTGTTGGTAGGGTTACCAGTGGTCAATACAAGTTTGAAGGTATTGATTCTGCTGGTATGAATTCTTTGAAAACTGGGTTAGCAGCATCTGCCATCAGATCATTAGGTATGAATGTTAGTGCTCAAGGTCTTATTTCCAGAGCATCTGGTCAAGTATTACAATCAAATCTTGAACTTCTGTTCAGTGGTATGGCATTGAGAACATTTCCATTTATTTTTGATTTTGCTCCTAGAGATGAAAAGGAAGCAGAAGAAGTAATGCTTATCATAAGAACTATCAAGATGGCAATGACTCCAAGTGGAAGAGATAGTGTAATGATGACTGCACCAGATCTTTTCCAGTTCACTTACATTTCTGGAAAAGAACGACATCCATTCTTAAATTCTTTCAAAGTTGGTGTTCTCTCCAATATGACTGTTAACTATACTGCAGGTGGTAACTATGCAACTTATGGTGGGAAATTTAAGTCACCAGTTCATATGAGAATGCAATTAGACTTTAAAGAAATTAATCCAGTATTCAGAGAAGATTATGCACAAATGGGTCAAACACCAGGTATGGGAGGTGTAGGTTTCTAATGTCTTACTTCAGAGAATTACCAAATCTTTTATATCAATCAAATCTCTTAGAGAAAGTTTCTTCTCAAGAGTACATTGCAGTCAAGAACTTATTTCGCAGAGTTAAACTTCAAGATTCTGTTGCCGACAAAGCAACTATTTTTAAGGATTATGTAATTTTAGAGGGTCAAAGACCTGATGTAGTAGCAGAAACATTCTATGGATCTGCTGATCTTGACTGGGTTGTTATCTTGACAGCAGGAATAACAAACATCAAAGATCAATGGCCACTTAGTAATTATGATCTGAACAGATATGTTGAAGCAAAGTATGGATTAACAGAGATGAATGAAATTCATCACTATGAAACTATTGAAGTAAGAGATGAAAAAAATAGATTGATTCTTCCTGCTGGTCAGAGAGTTGATAAAGGTTTTACACTTCCACAACCTTTTTCAAATTCAAAGAGAAAACTCAATAATCCAGTTGGTATTGGATTGAGTGAAGCATTTATTTCTGAAATAGGAACTATTCAACATACTGGCACTTCAGATTATGTCACTGGAATATCCAATTATGATTATGAAGTTCAATTGAATGAAGATAAAAGAAATATAAGATTGATGAAAACACAATATCTCCAACAGTATCTCAGAGAAATGAGGGATATTATGGCATATGATGAAAGTTCTCAGTACATAACCAATTCACTGATCAGTACTGAGAACACTAGACTCATCGGTCCATAAGAGATCTAAACTCTTATCGAACACCATCACATATCGGTGCTTTTGTGTTCGATCTCTCCATTCACCTTCTTCACCCTTGATACTTCCTCGGGA